CGTTTAAAAGGATAAAACAATGAGCTCGGCGGTCAAATTTGCAGCCATTGCGGCGATAATCTTGGCCGCCGTGCTTGCCATAAATTTGCTAAAGGGGGCGTGATGAATTTCCTAATCGCAAACAAGCTTTGGCTAATCGTAATCGGCGCTCTTGCGGGCATAATGCTCGGGCTTGGGGTTGAAATTTGGAAACTAAGAGACGACATCAAAGAAGCAAAGGCTGGGCTAGCTCAGGCGCAAAAAGAGCTAGCGATAAAAGAGGCGGCTATCCAAGTATCGGCGGCAAATCTAAGCGAGTGCAATACGCGTATAGATTTTCAAAACGAGAAAATCAAGGCGCTAACCGTAAAGCCGCCCGACGTCGTAAAGACGCAGGAGCGCGTAGTGACGAAATTTAAAAAGATAGAAGTACCCGTTAAAGACGCGCAGTGCGAAAAGAAACTCAAATTTTACGAGGAGCTGATAAATGAAGCAGGCAAATAAGGCAACTGTCAAATTTTGTTTGATAGTTGCAGCGGTTTTATCTTTAGCCGGGTGTGCCAAAGAGCCTCAAATCATCACAAAAACCGTCTATCAAGAAGTGAGAACGCCCGTAGCGTGCCTTACGAAAATGCCCCAAAAGCCGAAATTCGAGGCAAACGACCCGCAAAGCGCGCAGGGTCTTATGGAGTATTTCAAAACCTGCGAGGAACTTTTAAAGGGGTGCGTAGATGATAGAGTTGGCGACTAGAGCTAGAAAATTTTGGCTAAGCAAAAAGGCTATTATCGAGATCGTTTTATCAATCTTGCTAATGTGGCTAGTCACGAAGTGAGGGAGAAAAATGGATGACGTAATAGAGGAGATAGGGCTCTATTTTTGGGTGATTTTGGTGGGACTAGTAGGCGGACTGCTGAATATGGCAAATAGCGGCAAAAAAGGCGCGCAAAGGCTTGTAAATTTAGCCGTAGGTACGGCTAGCTCGATGTTTGTATGTTGGCTAGCGTATGAAACAACGTTTTATTTCACGCAGGCGCCTAAATTCTCGCTAGCAGTCGGCGGGTTTTTCGCGTGGAGAGGCGCGGAGTGGGCTACTGCGATGATAGATAAAGCCGTAGAAAAAAAGATAGAAGGGCTAAACGGCAATAGCTACGACTACGGGGACTACGGCGGAAGCTTTAGGCACGAGGAGCGGGAAGATGACAAATAGCGAGATATTGCAGGCGGTGCAAGGCGGAATTACTTCCGCCGCGAAGTAAAAATNCTACTATCACGGCGATGTTTCTATGCTGGACTACGTTTGCTATCTCAAAACTCCTTATACACGAGGTTGAGGGGTCGCTGGCTCTTGGCGGCATTATCGCCTTTATGGGCGCTGAATGGGCCAGGAGAAAAATAAACAAAGCCGCGGATAAAAAGATAGAGGGGATGGGCGACGGCGGATACGGTAGAGGGTATGACGACTACGGCGGAAGTTTTAAACACGAAAATTTTGACGATGAAAGGATGGAAAATGGCAAATTTTAACGATGCTTTTCAAATTTTGATGAGGCTTGAGTTTTCTAAGCCTGAAAACGCGCTACATAAAAATCCGACCGAAAGCGGCTGGACGTTTATGGGGATATACCAAAACGCGCACCCTCACTGGGCTGGTTGGAATGAGATATTAGGCGCACTAGCCCTTAATAACGATGTTAAAAAAATATCCAAAACGCTTTTTGATAGCGAGAATTTGCGCGCGCAGGTGCGAGCATTTTACAAAGAAGCATATTGGGATAGGATGCGGCTAGACGAAATTTCAAGCCAGCTAAAAGCGAATGAGATGTTTATCTTTGGCGTGAACGTCGGTGTAAAGCCTGCCGTAAGAGTTGCGCAGCAGTTGGTAGGCGTAGTAAATGACGGCATAGTTGGCGATCAAACGGTAGCGGCGATAAACCGATATGACGAGGAGCGATTTGACAAGCAGTTCGACCGCGCCGAGCTTGAATACTACAACAAACTAATCGAGAAAAATCCGCGGTTAAAAATTTACGCCAACGGCTGGAGAAATAGAGCGCTGGCGGTGTAGTATGAACTTATACTACGACAAAACCTTTATCATAGATAGCGCTTTTACCCTGCAAGTGGCGTACACGGGCGAAAACGGCGAGGAGATAAGATTTAACCCCGAGTACGACGACGTATTCGTCGCTTTTACGAATATCGAAAACGACGTCGGGTTTTACGTCACGGGCGTAGGCGCGATCAGGGGTAATGAAATTTTAGTGCGATGCGGTAGCGAAATATGGCAAAGCGCACCTAGCGGGTTTTTCAAAAACGACATCAGCGACATATACGGCTACGGCGGAGTATGGCACGCGTATAGCGTATGGATAAGAAACAAAAATAACGACAAATACTGCGTTTTACGCGGTAAAGCGAAATTAGTAAAAGGAGCGGATATGAGGGCTAATTTGGTGCCTGATTATTGGGCGGTGCGTCCAAATACGGGCGGCAACGGCGGCAATAATGGGGGAAATAACAATAGCGGCGGTACGGGTGGCGGTAGCGGCGGAGATGTAAACGTATGGGATCATCTAACTGAGCTTGAAAAAATAATCGAGGACTATCTAAAAAAAGAATACACCTTTGATAACGTCAATTTGCGCGATAAGCTCAAAGGCGTAATCAAAGACGTAAAAGAGCTAAAAACCGAAGTCAAGGCCGTAAACGACAAGATACAAGCTATCGTCACTACAAAAGACGTCGCTGTGACTACCGACAACGAAGCGTTAGCGCAGGCCATCAAACAAATCAACGCGAAATTCGGCGAAATCAACGCCAGCATAAACGAGCTAAAACAAAGCTATGCTAGCAAAGACCAGGCGCTAGCGCAGAAATTTGATGAGCTAAAGGCTACTTTGCCTAATGCGGACAATCTATCGACGCAAATAATGCGCAATGTGGAAACAAAGATCAACCGCGCGGTAGATGGCAAAACAAGCTCGATAACAAGCGACCTAAGCAGGCTAAGCGCGACGGTAAGCGGTCAAAACGTAAAGATTGACAACGCCTCGACCATAGCCACGCAGGCTAAAGACTACGCCGCGCGCGTAAAATCGGTCGTAACCGATAGCAGAGGAAGGATAACGGGCTGGAGCTACGGCGACGGCAGCAACCAGCAGTCTAAATTTGAGATAAACGCTGACAACTTCAGGATAACCGATAGCCTAAGGAGCTTGACGCCGTTTGAAATATCAGGCGGCAAGATAAAATTCGGCGCGGATGTGAGTTTCGATCAGCTAAAACAAACCAACACGATCATTAAGATAGAGCGATACGAAAATAACGCGTCAAACAATAGAACCATATACGCGAATTTTAGCTCAAGCTCAAACGCGTGTATCGTATTGTGGGGAAATTCAGACGGTAGTAAGAGCGGAGTTAGCTTTTTAGGGCGCAACGGTTACGGCGGTTTTCACGGCTCGTTTACAATGCAACCAAATACCGCCGCGATAATGCTTTATCTAAATCAAGAAGCCTTAAGGTAGGGGGACAAATGTATTATTATCTAGAAAAAGACACAAAAATCATCGTAGGGCAAGGCAGCGAGGAGCACCCGCGCTATTTCAGCGTGCTAGCCTCCGTAATAGATAATTTAGGCGCAGATAACCCGATGGGGTATAAGTTTGAAAACGGCTCTCTAAGCAAAAGCGCAGAAATGCTAAAAAGCGAACGGGAGCAAGAAAGAGCGCGCAAGCTAGCAAATTTGGAGATAGAAATCGGCAGTAAAATTTTCCCCGCAGACGAGGCGAGCCAAACAAGAATGATGATCGCCCTAAAATCGGCTGAAATATCAGGCGTGCAAAGCGTAAAATTCCCAACCGTAAGCGGGGAGCTGGTCGATGTGAGCGCGCAGGAGCTAAAACAGATGATAATCCTTTGCGCCCAAAAGCTCAATGAAATTTTAGGCGGGGCAAAATGACGCCCGAGCAAGAAACCGCGCTAATAGCTGCGGTTAATTCCGCAAACGCCGCAATAGCCGCAGTGAGCGATAACGTAGCCGCTATAAATAGTAAAATAGCGGGGCTAGAGGCAAAATTTGAGGGACTAAGCGCGGACGTTGGCGGGGTTAAAAAAGACCTTGCCGCGCTATCTGAAAAAACGGACGACGACGCGGATTTGATAAATTTCAAGCTCACGCGACTAAATAGAGAGAGGGCAATAAGATGAACTTCACAGACAAGTATATCGCCAACTTCGGCGATATGCTAACGGAAACTACGGCGGCAAATACTCCGTATCAAAAAACGCTGGAGTATCTAAACGAGCAATACGACAAATACAACATCTCAAACGAGCTCCGCGCGAAGTACATAAGCGAACTGCTAGCAAATCTAACTATGGGCTACACCGCGCAGGCTATGGCGCAGGCAATGGAGCTAACATACCGTGAGCTAACCTTTGACGAGGAAATGAACGGGCTAAAAGAGCAGACCAAAAGCGCGCGGCTAAGAAACGAGGAGCTAGAGCGCGGGATGAACGATAGGCTCGCGGGGCTAAAAAAACAAAACGAACTGGTGGACGCGCAAATAAAAAAGCTAAAAGACGAGACCGAGCTGGCTAAAAGCCAAAAGAAGGCGATAGATAGGCAAGTTAGGGATAACCGCATTATCAAGGCCACATCTACGCTTGGCGGGTTCATCTCTGAAAACCAAGCTGGCGGAATGATAGTGCCTGCGGATATGACGAAGGTCTTTTTTGATATGCTTTCTGGGCTAGTCAAAGAGGATTTGCCGGGACTTGGCAAACCTGCTAAATTCGATATGGAAAAAAGGAAGTGAACTACACTAACTTCGACTATCTAAACGTTACTAATCCCGACACGGGCGGGGTTTACGACTTTATGGCGGGTGGACTGTTTGACGGATATTACGCAGGCAGCTACGGCTATAACGCCTTAAATTTACCAACCCCCGATCTAAGAAGTTTTTTTATCAACCAAGCCTTTTCTTTGACAGCAGCCCTGCTCGAGCTAAACGAGGACTTTGTAGAATTTATACTAATGCCTATGCAGATTTTGCTTTTGCGAGAGGATAAGGATGGCGCCGCTACGCTAATATCAAGCGCAAGCGAGATAATAGCAAAACAAGCCAAAGAGCGTAAAGCCGTAATCAGGCAAAGCGACCGGGGCGATAGCTTTGGCAAAGGGCTAGGCGGTAGAACTCGCGGTGAGATAAATAGAAACTTTAGGCAGTTTTACGGCGAAATGATGATGGATAGCCAATATGAAAACGCCGTAGAAGGGCTAGGGTATGTTTTTGGCGGGGTATTTGGGCGTATAGCCGCAGGTATGCTTTATGACGGGGTAGTAAACGGGGAATTTAATACCGCCAATATCGGCGAGGCTTTGCTAGGCGAGCTAAAAAATACGCTCACGCAAAGTGCGCTAAGCTATGGCTTGCGGGCATTAGGCACGGCTCCGTCGCTGCTAGGGATGTTTGGGCTAAGCCTTGCCGTAGGAACGATCGTCGATGAAATAACGGAGGTAATTGCGGGGCTTGATAATCATTTCGGACTTGGCGGGGAGTTGCAAGGATTTGATGCGGACGGTGCGCCGTATTACGATAGGGCGCTTGGATTTGGAGAATTTTTAAGGGATAAGTTTGGGATGCTAGATAGCCACGTTGAGCTTGAAAATAAAAAAGGCGATGTAGTGGGGTATAGAGTGCAAGATAAGAAATTTCTTTATGTTGATAAAACAAGGCCCTCTAGCGTAGTAAGAACCGATACGATAGAGATCGGAAAAACCTACGGCATGCCAAGGCGCGGTTATAACCCGCAATTTAATTTAGGCATAGGACTAGGGCATATGGGGCTAGAGTTTGGCTATGCCAGACAAGAAAACTACGGCTGGGCGAGCGAACTAAGAGGCGCGCTAACCCAGAGCCTAGAAGAGGTACAAAATAGTTTCTCGTACCAACTAAACGCCACCGTAACGGCGCCGAGTACGCAAGCGAGCGATATTGCGGCACAGGCTTTGCAAACCGCGCAAGTAAACTCTACGGGCGGAGTAGAAATATCAAATAAAACAAGCTCTATGGAGTGGGCGGAAAGAGCCGCTAGGGCGCAAGGGCGAGCGCGAAACGGAGGCGGTTTTGGTGGGGTAAGCCCATCAAAAAATAAAAGCGGGGGCTGGAGTATGCCCAATAATAAAGTCGGCAACTGGCTAGAGGCGGGCTCATTGCTAGGCTTTGGCGGCGCAAAAGTAAATCCGAATAAGCAAAAACAGCTAGCCGACGAGCTCGGCAGACAAAAGACCGCACAAGAAAAAGCTAAAAATAGCGAGGCAGGAAGGACAAGCAATAACCGCAACTTTGGGGCAACGACCGGATATGGCAAAACGAGCCGCGGGGAGAAAAGTAGACAAAGACAAGCGGCCAAGAACTCCGCCGGCAATAGGAGTGGAAGCCGAGGCAAAAAATAGAGCTTTGGCGGTGTAGCGCGGCTAATTACTTTTATAAATCCGTTTAAAACAGACTTGTAAAAACAATTTGAGTGTGCCTTAACGGCAAAAAGATATTGTTGATTGGTCTTGAAAATAGGCGGTTTTGGTGTGCCCCAAACTGTGCCCTATCTTTTGTCAAAACCTTGACGATTTGACAAATTTAAAGCTTTTTATGCTTAACCGCTTTGTGTATTTTGTGGTTGATGAAATCTCGTATTTTAGGGGGTTTTGAGAGGTTTTTCGTNGAGTGGAAGCCGAGGCAAAAAATAGGGCTTTGGCGGCGTAGGCTAAGGGTTAAATACCCCTAGCCACCTATCAATTTTAAATGCTCGTCTTTGATAAAGCCTTGATCGTTATCACTTTTAAAAATCCGTTTAAAAAACGTGCTTGTAAAAATGATTTTGGCGTGCCCTAACGACAAAAAATATTGTTGATTGGTCTTGGAAATAGGCGGGTTTACTGTGCCCCAAACTGTGCCAAAGGGTGTGTTCTTGGTGAAATATTTTTGTATATTTTTAAAAACATATTATCGTTGTGAGATCGTGCGCTTTGTATGGATTGGCCTATTTTAGGCAACTTTACATTTAAGCTACTGCNGAACTCCCGACCTCCGGCTTATGAGGGTTTAAAAATAAACCTTGTGTAAGCACCAAAAAGACGGCACACAGCCAGTTTCACACTAGGTATCTGCTACATTTTGCTACAAAATTATACTGCATAGGTAACAAAGATGCAATATCTAGTCAAACGAAATGGCATATACTACTTTAGAGTAGCTATTCCTCTATATTTGAGGCCTTATTTTGGTAATAAAACCGAATACATAACCTCCTTCCTCACAAAACGCTTTGATACAGCAAAAAATCGTGCTAAGATCTACTCTATAATTNTAAGCCAAATTTAAATAAAATCAAGTCTTTTTAATAAATTTAGTCGAAAGGAATTACTGTGCCAACCATTAATCAATTGGTCAGAAAAGAGCGCAAGAAAGTGACTTTTAAGTCAAAATCTCCAGCGCTAAAAGAGTGTCCTCAAAGAAGAGGAGTTTGCACTAGGGTCTATACTACGACTCCTAAAAAACCAAACTCGGCTTTGAGAAAAGTTGCCAAAGTTAGGCTTACAAGTGGATTTGAAGTGATCAGCTATATCGGCGGTGAAGGCCACAACCTACAAGAACACAGCATCGTGCTAGTGCGCGGCGGCCGTGTTAAGGACTTACCGGGCGTTAAATACCACATCGTACGCGGCGCTCTTGATACAGCCGGCGTTGCAAAGAGAACCGTTTCTCGCTCAAAATACGGCGCTAAACGTCCAAAACCTGGTCAAGCGGCAGCCGCAGCAGGTAAAAAGAAATAAAAATTTAGGTTCGCAGATCATGCCATTAGCGGCATAGGTTTGAGTAAAATTTATAAAATTTGAAGGAATAATCAAATGAGAAGAAGAAAAGCTCCCGTCAGGGAAGTAATGCCGGATCCAATTTACGGCAATAAGGTAATCACTAAATTTATTAACTCTCTTATGTACGACGGCAAAAAAAGCGTCGCTACCGAGATTATGTACGGCGCTATCAAAGCTATCGAGAAAAAAAGCGGCGACGTAAAAGGTATAGACGTATTTAACGATGCTATCGAAAACATTAAGCCTCTTATGGAGGTTAAGTCTCGTCGCGTCGGCGGTGCTACCTACCAAGTGCCGGTAGAAGTTCGCCCGGCTCGCCAGCAAGCTCTTGCTATCCGCTGGATCATCGGTTTTGCTAGAAAAAGAAGCGAGAGAACCATGATCGATAAGCTAGCTAACGAGCTACTTGATGCGGCAAATTCAAAAGGCGCGTCTTTTAAGAAGAAGGAAGACACCTACAAAATGGCAGAGGCTAACAAAGCGTTTGCTCACTACCGCTGGTAAGAGGAGGCTAGTATGGCAGATAGAAAAACCCCTTTACATATGGTTAGAAACATCGGTATCGCTGCTCACATCGATGCTGGTAAAACTACGACCAGCGAAAGAATTTTGTTCTTTACTGGTATGAGCCACAAGATCGGCGAGGTTCACGATGGCGCTGCTACAATGGACTGGATGGAGCAAGAAAAA